AGGGGGTCTATAACCTCTTCTACGTAAATAATATAAAAGTCTTGGTTTATTATTTTCTGCAAGAAGTGGCATACCATAAAATACTAAAGCCATTAATATATCTTCAAAAAATATTTCAGAAGTTTGAGGTCTAGCTAAATATTCTAAGAAAAAAGTATTAGCAGGAGCATCTTCCATACTAAACTTTGTTAAACCGTGTAAAGCACCTTTCGATCCTTTGTTATCTACAGTCCCAGATATATCATAGCTATCGCAGCCAAACGCACCAATATGTTCATTACCTGGATATTTAATACCATTTTTTAATATTACATTATTTTGTAAATCACTATTAGGTACCCAACTTATATTAAACCTACCATTAGGATCTGGATTAAAAACCACTTGTGTATCTTTTACTCCATTAACCCATTGAAAATTACCAGTAGTTATTACAGCTGAGTTTCTATTACCTTCATTGTAATCTATCTGTTCGTATATTTTTATTAAGTTAAATAAACTTTGTTTTGTTTCATCTCTAAAGGCATGTTCAGTTGTTTTAGGAAACTGTCTATAAAATTCATTTAAAGCGTCTTGATCGTTTTTTAAACCCTCAGCTTCATTATCCCAATAATCGATAACACCAATATCTATTAATTCGCCATGGGGTCCACAGGTTTTTTCATTTGGAGTATCAAAGACTGGAACTCCGTATTCATCAATAAATCCTTCATAGTTCCACTGCATTGGGATAAAAAAAGAATATAAGCCAGACTTTGTCTGTCCATTTCTGTTTCTTGTATTAACATTTGAATCTTCGTATAATTTTTTAAAGTTATCACCACCTTTGTCTAAAGCATTGCTAGTAGATCCCATCATACATTTACCTACTACTCTACCACCTAGCCTTAAACAAGTTTTCGTTACTCGCCAGTTATTTAATATGTTATCAGGTCTTTCCCATTTACCACTTTCATCGTGTACTAATAGTGTTAACTTTTCACCATCATAACTATTATCACCTGTATTTTTCCAATCTATTGTTGTATCAAGTCCTTTAACGTCGTCAAGCTCTTCACGTTCTCGCATTTTTTTACGAGTAAATTTTTTAGCAGGTATTCTATAGGCAAGCTCTGATTTTGGCCTATCCATACCGTCTTGTATAGGTTTGAAGAAAAACGGATAATTAAGACTAATAGGTACAACTTTATCTGTAAACATTTTTTTAGCATCAGCTCCACTTTTAGATAAGATCCCAAACCTACTATCACTTGCAAGAGTGGCTAAATTAACGGTTTCAGCCGAACTCATAAATGAAAAACCAGATCGTCTATTTTTTAAATAACACATACCATAGCAACGGTAGTCTGCCTTACATGCTTCCCAAAATATAAAAAATAACCTATTAGCTTCTCTAAAATCAGGGGAGCCAACATCTATCTTACTCCATTGTAAATACATATAATAACTACCAGTTATATAAGTAGGTTTACCATTATTCATAAACCAAAAGCCATTATCTCTACGATTAAACTCTTCGTCTATATATGTATAATGTTTTTCTTTAAAATCTTGAGGATAATCTTGCCAGTCGAATACTGTAGATATTTTTTTAAATGATTCATTAGGTTTAAACTTAGTCCACTTTTGTTCAGACTTTTTACTACTACACTTAAAAATATTTTTAGGTGCTAAAGGCAAGGCTATTTTTAAACCTTGTAACTCTAACACCTTACCTATTTGTCCTGACTTTGATATTACTACTATATCATTATTAGGATCATAGCCATACTTCCAAGATTTAGATTTATTTAATCTATTTAAAGTATTTAACTTTACTGGTTGTATTTCTTTTACTAAATTTTGTTTGTACATTATTTTGATCTACCTTCTGCAAAGCCTTTAAAATTACCTTTAGCGCTTGATGATTTATTATCTAATCTTTCTTCTTCTTCGTTAATTCTATTTAATATTTCAAAAGCATCAAATATAGCTAACTTTTTAGTAGCCGCAGCATTTTTTAATCTATCAGCTGATACGTCATCTTCAGTATTAGTTATAATTTTTTCTTCTGCTACTTTAATTAACTCTTCAACTGCTTTACGCCCAGCTTGGATTATACTCTTTTTCGTTTGTTTTATGTCCATAGTTAATAGTAATAAATTGATCCATAACTCTATATAATCTTTCGCCATTAATAATAAATTCATACTTGCTATTAGGAGTAAAGCCTACAACTTCATTGTTATTAAATACAGTAGAATATTTAACAACACCTATTAAAGGTTTTTCTTTTTCATAAACTAAATCACTGGCAACAGGTTTTACAAACGTATAACCTTTTATAGCTTTCCATTTATTATCATAATAAGCAAATATTTGATCGGGTGAAACTAAATATTCATTTTCATTTAAATAACTTCTACTATTTTTTTCCACACCTTTTATATTATGCCAACGTCTAAACACATTATGATGTATTAATACTTTTGATCCTTGTTGTAAGCTAAGAGTATTGTGCAAAGGAGTAGAGATAATATTACTTTCACGATTAACATATTGATGATTAAATATTTCTGTATTTATAATTAAATTTTTATTACCAATTTTTTTTGTATTATTATACCTTTCACCAATAGGTTTAACTATATAGTTATATAAAGACTTCATTAATATTCTAAATTATACTCTACTGATATTGCCATATTTTTATTAAAATCTTTCCAAGGTATAACTACACTGTCTTTACGTATATAAATAGAGTACTTATCTTCTTCTTCTATTATATCACATATCTTATGGCCACCGTAGACTTCTTGGTTAACTGAATAATGCATGGCGTCATTTTTATAATCTTTGCCAATAGTTATTTTTCTTATAATATTATTTTTCATCTTTAGGATAATTTATTTTCCCGTCTTTAACGTTTATATCATAGCTACCATATTCTTTAACGAACTCGTCTCTTAGTAAAGTAACTTCATCATTAGCTACAGCTAGGTTATGTAGCAATGAATGTTTCTTAGCTTCAATTTTACCTATTTCAAAATGTAAGTTGTTTACTGTTGAAACAATTTTTTGTAGTTTATCTAAATGATCTTTAGATATATTTTCTGGTTTTGATTTTTGTTTTGCCATTTTATTTTATTTATTTATTTTTTTTTGATGAACCACCGAAGAAAAAGTCTATAATAGTATTTACTTTAGCACTCATAGCGCCAAATACTGTACTTATAAAACCTATCTCATAGTCAGATAACTCTAATGTATTAATTACAAAGTATCTAAACATAACATAAGTTAAACCAAAATAAGCTATTGTAAATAACGTTGCTAATATTTTTTGTATTATAGCATCATCTTGATATAGCTCTCTTGCACTTTTTCTATCTTCTACTTCTTTATTAAATGCTTCACGCTCTGCATCTAATAAAACTTGTTTTAATTGAAGCCTAGCTTCAGCTCTTTCTTTATCTGTAGTTATAACAGTATCTAATATTTTATCTGCATTTTTAACTACACCACTAATTATATTTTTTATCATCTTTCAGGATCTTTAATCATATCATCTATAGCTTTATTCATTACTACATCTGTATATGACTTGTTATTATAATAAATATTACTAGATGTCATAGGTATATCTTCTTCACCTAATAGTATTTTGTAAATTCTATTTATTAATATATTACATTTAAATGATGTTTTAAAAACCGAATACTTAATAGTTGTTCTATTTCTATGTCTCCAAACGTCTATCCAACCATTTTGCCTTAATCTATCCCATCTTTTTTTATCCCAACAATATATATAAGTACCTTGTTTAAAATCATTTATTGTAAACCTATTTAAAGAATTTAAATATATTAAAAGCTCTAAGTCTGCGTCTTTAATATTGTTTTGCTTACAAGCCCATTTACGTACTACTCTATAATATTTTAATATGTTTAATTCTTGTAAATCAGTAGCCGTTATTCTCATCGTAGAATACTAGCTCTTTTATCTCTTGCTTTTTTAGAAACTTTAATTCCTTCATCTACTAAAACTACATCTCTTAATCTTATAACTTTGTATAGCTCATCGTTGTAACTTATTTCATGACCAGCACTGTTATCAAACATAACTATCATATTTTTATTAACAGCCTCTGCTAAATGTCCTACAGAAATAACTTTAGCTTTTTTATATCGATTATCAATATCTGTTTTATCAGTGTATAATAAACCGTTTACTTTTTTAGTTTCTTTTATTGGCTCAACTATTATGTAATCATTTACTGCTTTCATTTATTCTAATATTTGATATTACACAATCAGCTGACATAA